ATAAAATCGTATCGTGCGTTTTTTAAATATTTAAAACAAGAAGAATATATAACAATATCACCAATTGAAAATATATCTTTATTAAAGGATAAAATTACAGTTATAAAAACATTTACAGAAAATGATATTAAATCTATATTAAAAGCAACAACAAATAATAATTATCTTGAAATTAGAAATAAATTAATTGTATCAATGTTACTTGATACAGGTATGCGTTGTACAGAATGTTGTATATTGCCTACAACAGCTATTAAAGATGGGTATATACTTGTACTAGGTAAAGGTAATAAAGAGCGTATAGTGCCTTGTAGTAACGTTTTAAACAAGTTAATAATAAGATATTCAAGATACAGAGAAGAATATTTTAAATATAAAGATATTCCAAATAATTTATTATTAAGTAGAACAGGTAAACCTTTAACAGTTGAAGCTATTGAACACGTTGTAAAAGAAATATGTGTTACAGCTAATATAAAGGGTGTTAGATGTAGTCCCCATACTTTTAGACATTATTACGCACAACAAATGCTAAAGAATGGTACGGATGTATATAGTCTTAGTCGGATATTAGGACATAGTAATATATCAATTACACAAAGATATTTACAGGACTTAAATGATAATGACATAGTAGCAAGTAAGGTTGATAATACACCACTATGTAATTTAAAATGAAATAAAAAATTAAGGATAGTAAAATTAATTACTATCCTTTTTAATTTGTTTTTCAATAGCATCCACTATATAACCATTTAAAGATTTGTTATGTTTATCAGCGTGTGATTTGATAACTTCTTTTTGTCCTTTGGGAATATAAATAGATAATCTATCATATGTTTTTTCAGTGTATTTATTATTAGCTTTAATTTTTGCTTTACTGTTTTTCATTTTATCAGTTCCTTTCTTAATTTATTTTATCACAAGTATAAATTTAATACAATAGTGTTATTGTATATTTGTGCAACTTTACTATTGAATTATACAATACATCATTGTATAATAATATCAGCAAATAAAACAAAACCAAAAATCCTCGTTAGTCGGAAATCCGACAAACGAAATATGAAAGTAGAGGTAGTTTAAAATGACAAACACAAAAAAATTAGTACGCCCAGTATTCACAGTTGAGGAAGATGTACTTGACACCATGTGTATTGATTATGACGAAGCAAGAAGTAATGTAGCTTTAATACCTTTTAAACAAAGTTCAAACAACAAAAAATTCTACGAACAATTAGTACAAAACAATCAAGACCAGTTAAGAGAAATTTCACCAGATGAAGCAAAAAAATCATCTTATGTATTATGCTTATCCGTTGAACCAAAAAAAGGACACAAGTTATATAATCTTGATAATTGTTATGATTATTATATAACCACCTTTATTACTTATTATAATGGAGATAATCGTTGTCACGAAGTAGTTACAGAACAATTAATAGATATTTCAGAGGAAGAAAAAGTGTTTATTCAAAGAATTTTATGGGGACATATGCCAGTAACAAGATTTTTAAAAGCACAAGTTGAAGATGTTATTAAAGAGCAATTACCAGATGTACAATATAATTTATTTAGTCATTGTACTATAAATGATGAATATCACGCAGTATATCGTACAGTAGATAAAGTGTTATTTGCTACTGTAAAGGATTATAAAAACGGAATGTCACCAGTTATTTTGGAAGTTTAAATTTAACAATAAAAAACCACTACTATTAATTTAGTAGTGGTAATATTTTGTAATCAAATTGTAATAACTATAAGGCTTGACAAGCTATGTAAATATTGGTATAATGATAAGTGGGAAATAAATAAAAAATTTATAAAACCCTTTAGGTATATTTTATCATAATACTTTGATTATGTATATAGGTAAAATAAACAAATATTATCACTGTAATTTTTTATTTTTTGTATCATATAGACAAGATATAAAAAAACGAATGTAGACAGCGACTTAACACATAATCGTGGACAGTTGTTTTTCAAACTAAAAACTCTACAAACTCCCATAAATAAAGGGTTTGAGCAGTTTTACCCTTTAAAAAACAGTACCCTTATTGGAAAGGGTGTCCCACTAGTTCATTTCAAACTAAAAACTCTACAAACTCCCATAGATAAAGGGTTGGCATCATATTTTGATGTTCTATATAACAGTATGGAAAGAACAGTATAATATAAATAAAACAATAATTTGTATTGATTGTGGTAAGGAATTTGAAGTGGATAGTTTAAATACTAAAACTATTAGATGTAACGAGTGTCAACACATTGAAAACAAGAGAATTAAACGTGAATATTGGAGAAAAACACATTCTAATAACATATAACTAGAATTAGCCATTTCAAACTAAAATTCTACAAATGCCCATAAATAAAGGGTTTAAATCTATTTTTGTCTTTTAAGTAATATTGAAGAAAGAATACAACAAATAAATTAAAAAACCTAAAATAGTTAATAACTCAAACAACTATAATATATCCGATAACAATAGTTATCACAAGCCTCTAGTCGTAGGTATAAGCCGACTTGACGGTTGGCTAACGACTTCCATTGATGATTTTGTTTAATGAGTTATACGGTTTACTGTATAATGTTCATGGAGTGTCCTTGCCTTAGTAGGAAATATAAACTGGAAATTCCTTGCCTTAGTAGGAAGCTGTAAATTCACAGTTGGCAGACCTTTAAAACTGCCGATATGCTGATAACAATTGCAATGATATTGTTGTTAGCACCAAATGTTAAGAACAAATGTTACATCTTGGGGAGTAATTAACCTTGAGTAGTAAAATGTGTAGCGTGGCACGGCGACTTAACCTGTGTCTACATACTAACAATATCTGCAATGATGATATTGTTAGCACCAATTAGCCTATTTTGTTATGTTATTGGTTTATTCCTATTGGTGTTGTGAAAGTTACTATATGGTAGGAAACAAACAATGCTTGTAACCTTTAAAAACGCTTAATTAAATAAGCATTTAAAGCACAGTAAATTTACCTATACAATTATACTACTTAATGGTTAGGGTGGCTAATATTAAAGAGTAGTAAGTAAAATCAAAGCTTAAAATTGATATATGAATTACATAAGTAATTTTTATATAAAAGGGGTGTCCTAAAATGGCTACACCCTACATACACAAAACAAAAAAGAAAGAATGAGGTTAAAGTTATGGAAAAGAAATTAACGGAAGAAGAAAGATATAAATTATCTAAAAAATCAAGTGAAATTTTAATGTTATTTGATAAAAAAATTTCAGACTTACAAAATTTATTAGGTATTTATGAGTTTATTAAAGATGATAACATTGAAAAATTTATTACTTTGGTTGAAAACACATCAACTTTAAAATGTTATGTAGATTTGGGAATTTTTGAATTAGCTAAAGAATACAAAGATACTTCTGAAATTGAAACAGCTATTGAGAGATTACAAACAGAAATGAAAAAATGGTGTGAAATTAGAGAATTGTTTGAAAATTAAACAAATAAAAAAACTTACTGGATGCTATTAATTTAGTGTCCAGTATTAATTTAAAAAGAAAGAGGACAAAAAATGAAAACAAATACAAGTATAGTAAAAAGATTAAGACAATATAACTTCTTAGTCAAAAAAGGAATATATCCTATTGAAACATTAGCAGATAAAGATAACCCAAAATTCAATGTGTGGATTTTTGAAAAAACAGACAAGTTCTATTATGCTCTTGAAGAATATAAAGTACAACAGGATAAATATTTTAATGGTATTGGAATTGAAAATTGATTTTTTGAGCAAACTTGTTTGCGAAAAAGACAAGGAAACTTTAGTTTCCGCTGTCAAGCAAGCTGTATACAATACAATAAAAGAAAGGAAAAATAATGGAAACAGCAATAGTAAATTTAAGCACTGGATTTAAGCACTGGAGAAATACTTGAAGAAGGAGTTTTTAAAACTCACGAACAAATTAAACAGCAAAGAGAACATTTTAAAAAACAACAAGAAAAAGATTTAGAGCAGTTAGTAATTAATAATACATATAAAGAATATGGTAATTTTACTTGGTTTTTGTATAATGTAAATACAATGCTTGATATTGGAATTAAACCAGATGAATTAACAAAATTAATATTTATCAGTACATATATGGATTATGAAAACAAGCTTATGTTTAATAAAAAAATACCTATGACAAAAAAGAATATGAATGATTTACTCAATTTATCAACAGGTAATTATTATGAATTTTACAACACTATGATAAACTCTAAATTATTTGTATATAAAAAAGGCTATATATATTTAAACAACAATATATTTGCTAAAGGTGATATAAAACAAACTGATATTAAGACAAATAAAATTAGATTATATGCTGAAGGTATCAGAAGTATTTATAAACAAGCTAAACCAGCAGAACATAAATCTTTAAGTTACATATTTCAAGCAATTCCATTTATTAATATTGATTATAATACTATTTGTCATAATCCACTTCAATGTGATATAGGTAAGATTAAACCTATGTTGATAACTGATTTTAGCAAGATTATTAGTTATGATACTTCACAAACTTGTAGACTTAAAACTATACTTAAAAAAATAAGATTGAATGGAAAAATTGTATTTAGTTTTATTGTTAATGATAATGGAACATTTATGTATATTAATCCTAAAGTTTATTATGCAGGTGATAAGTGGGATAAAGTTGAGATTTTAGGTGAATTTTGTGGTTAGCATTAAAAGGGATACGCTTGACAGCGGATTTGTACCAAATCCTTGTCTTTTGTCCTTTGCAAGCAAAGTCCAAAAAAATAAATAAATTAATATTAAAACAGCTATCCTATTAAACACCCCTAAGTATATATATATCTTACGGTAAAAAATAGGATAGGTAAAAAATTAAAAAATTAATTAATGTTAAATATATTTTAGTGTAATAGTAATGAGTTCCTAACAAAGAAGATAAGAGGTAATAATTGCGAAAAAACGCCGAATAAGCCCTATAATAAAGGCTTTTAAGCGTTTTTATAATTCCATCAAATGTCGGGTATTTGGCTCATTTTTTTCACCAAATGTCGGGTGGGTACACTTCTTATTAATATCATATCATATTTAAATATGAATGTCAATAGGTTTTTTAAAAAAATATTTAAGCACTCTAACAAATAGTTAGGGTGTTTTTATTATAAGTAAATTTAACTACTCATTCATTAGGAATGAAACGTAAAAAAGAAAGAAGGAAATTATGAAAAAATTATTTAAAAAATCAAAGGCATTTCAACCAACGGAAAATTTCGTTCAGTTAAAAGGTGCTATGGATGCACTTGTTTATAATAGTCAAGTTGAAGAATTACAGAGAAATCTTGAAATGCAAAGGCAAAATGCAGAATTACAATCTATTATTGCTAATATGGATAAAATTCAAAAAGATATAGTTTGGAATAAGTTGTGTGCTATTGAAGATAAGGTTGACAAGCTTTTGGAAAAGTTGGATAAATAAATCCTCGTGTGACAAAATTTTGGAAAACGAGAATAATAATTAGTCACTATCAATTAACTTTGGTAGTGTTTTTTTATTGTCTTTTGAGTAAAAGGGTAAATTTATCTATTTTAAAGTATAACACACATTAAAACAATAGTCAAGTATTTTATTTTATACAATTATAAAATCCTTAGTTAAGCTTTGTAGTCTTATCAAGGTTATTGTAGCTTATTGTGTAAATCAATAAGTATTTTTTAGAAAGAGAGGAATAATGTTAAGTGCAGAATTTATTAGAAAGAGTGAGGTTAGTGGTAGACCAGCGGAGGTATTGGCAACTAAATTATTAACAGATAGAGGTTGGCAAGTACAGGATATGCACGATAATCCAGAATATTATCACAAGGGAGATTTATTAATTAGTAAAAATAATAAGACTTATAATCTTGATGTTAAGAATGATTACCAAATTGGTTTATATGGTAACTTTTGTTTTGAGGTTGGTATTAATCGTAATAATGGCAAAGGTGAAGTTGACGGATGGGGTAAAAAAGCAAGTTATGATTTTTTAGCTTTTAACAATAGTAAAGATAATATTATGTATATACTTGATTATAAAATGTTTAAAGATAATATTGATAAATTATATCACAAGGAAACTAATTTCTGGAATAAGAACGAAAAGGCATATCTACATTGTAAGTTGGTTAAAGTACAAAAATGTATTGATGCTGAAATAATGGTTGCAGAGATACATTATGATAATGATAATAATATAACTGATTATGTTAGTTATTAGTTATATTAAAAATGAGGAGGTAATATAATGACAATTTTATTATATTTATTAGAGTTATATATTTGGTTTTGTATTACAGAAACAACGTGTGCAATATACTTTATAGCTGGGGATAAAATTGCTGGCAAAAAAGAAAGAAATAAAACTAATAAATGATATTACATATTTTAAAATTTGTTGCTATTTGTTATATATCAGTAGCAACATTTATATTTACATTAGCTTTAATTATGGCTATTGATAAGGGGATAAAAAAGAAGGGGTGATTATATGAAATTAAAACCATTGAACTTAAAAGCAATTGAATTAATGGTATATACAGATATGACGTATTTACAAATAGCTGATGAGATTAAGTGTAATAATAATACAATTACTCAATGGCTAAAGGATGCTGATTTTCAAAAAGCTTTACAAGCTGAAATGCACAGAAAATTTAGCAAATTGGCAGTTAAAGCAACTAAAAAATTAGAAAAGTTAATTGATTGTGAAAATGATAATGTTGCTCTTGGTGCAGTAAAAGAATGTTTGAGTAAGGCTGGATATGATGCAGTACAAAAGGTTGAAGAAACAAGTACAGTTATTAATGTAAGTGTTGATGAATAACCCTCCGAAGAATTCTTAGTAGGGTGCATGAAATTTCGTGCATGGGCAAAAATGCTTGAAGTTGAATATGGTAAGATTGCTAAAGAAAATTCATTAAAAGGGTTACCCTGTGGGACAAATGACCCAGTGGGTAGAGTGAGAGATAAAATAGCTTTACAACTTGGTACAAATAAAACAAATTTAAAACGTGCTATTCGTATTGAAAATGATTTAACTTCTCCTCCAATTGGAGAATATGTTAGAAATGACTTAACCAGTGGCAAAATTTTGCCAGAGGGTAGGAAAATTTTCCTTACCTTTAGAAATGATTTACCCTCGTGTGACAAATTTAATACAAATAAAAAAGTGAGGTGATAACAAGTATGGCAGAAATTAATTTGAATTTAAACAAAAACTTATTTACACCTAAATTCTATCCATTCTTGTTTGATTACTCACATAGATGGCAAGTATTTATGGGTAGTGCAGGTAGTGCTAAGAGTTGGTTTATAACACAAAAGCTTATTATAAAGGCTTTAAATCAACCTATGAGTATATTAGTGTGTAGACGTTATGCAACAACTAAGTTATTTAAGCAAGTATTAGATAGTTTTAAAATAAGAGAATTTTGTAAGATAAATGAAAGTGATTTTAGAATTAGATTTCCAAATGGTAGTGAAATAATCTTTATGGGATTAGATGAGGAAACTAAATTATTATCACTTGCAGATATTAGTACGATATTTGTTGAGGAAGCATTTGAAGTATCAAGAGATATTATTGAACAGCTTAATTTGCGTATGCGTGGACAAGCTAAAAATCAAGAAATTATATTAGCTTTTAATCCTATATCAAGTACACATTGGTTATATGATTTTTGTGAAGTTAATCCACCTTCAAATTTTGCTTATATACATAGCACATATAAGGATAATCCATTTTTAAGTGATGAATATATTGAAACATTAGAGGACTTATATAAAACTAATCCAGCGAAAGCAAAGATATTTTGTGATGGACAATGGGGAGTTAATACAGATGGTTTAGTGTTTAGTAATTGGATAACACAAGATTTTGATATTATGAATTTAGCTAAAAAGGGCTTAGAGCATAGAGTGGGTGCGGACTTAGGATATGTGGATGCAAGTACAATTATTGAAACAATGTATGATAGGGACAATAGGATAATATATGTGTGTAATGAGTTTTATAAAACAGGTTGTCAACTTGATAATATTTTAGAACAGATTAAAAATATGAAACTTGAAAAGGTTAGAATTTACTTTGATAGTGCAGAACCACGTACAATTGATTATTTTAAACGTAATGGTGTTTATGCAGTTCCTTGTATAAAAGGACAGGGTAGTGTTAATGCACGTTTAGCATTCTTGCAAAACCATAAAATTATAATTCATCCTTCTTGTAAAAATGTTTTAAGAGAATTTGAGAATTTTAGTTACATAAAAGACAAGAAAACAAATACATACACAGACAACACAACACATGAGTTTTCACATACTATTGATGGCTTAGGTTATGCTTATTCAGATATTTATACTAAATCTAAATTAAGAACATTGAATAAGAGTGTATTAGGTTTGTAACCTACGTGTGACAAAATCTTGCTGTTTTTTCAGAGTAGACAATGTAGAATGTGAAAATTTGTAAAATTTGTTGAGAAAGCTCAGTCGACATTGTAGAGTGAGCTTTTTAAAAAAAGAAAGAAGTTGATAAATAAAATGATATTAATTGATAAAGACACAGTATTAACAGCAGACTTAATTACAAGTTATATACAGACTTTTAATACTACTGACAGACTTAAATATCAAAAATATTTTGATTATTATAAAGGTAATCAAGCTATTATGTTAAAGACAGTTACAGACACCAGTAAGCCTTGTAATAAGATAGTTACTAACTATTGCTATAATATAGTTAATAATTATTTAGGGTATTTAACAGGTAAACAGATAACTTATACAAGTCAATCTGATATTACAGATATACAAGATATTTTAAATTATAATGATGTTAAAACAGCAGATAGTGACTTACTTAAAAATGCACTTATATATGGTAAGGCATTTGAAGTACAATATATTGATGAGGATATTAAACAAAGATTTAAAGTGTTAGATACAAGAGAATGTATTCCTGTTTATGATAATACAATTAATCAAAATTTATTATATATTATCAGATATTATTTGATTGACAGCACAGACACAAGTAAGGGTTATTATATAGAATTGTATAATAATAAATCAATAGCAACTTATAAGTGTAATGATAGTTTTGCTAATCTAATGTTAGTATCAGATACACCACATTATTTTAAACAAGTACCTATTACAGAGTTTGTTTTAAATAGTGATTATGAAAGTATATTTGATAAGATAATTACTTTACAGGATGCTTATAATAATTTGTTAAGTGCTGAAGTAGATGATTTTGAAGCCTTTTGTGATGCTTATATGGTATTAAAAGGTGTAAATGCTTATGCTGAAGATTTTGTAGATATGAAAGAAAACAGAATACTATTATTAGATGATACATCAAGTGCTGAATATCTTACTAAATCTGTATCAGATACACAGATACAAAATATGCTTACAAATATTAATGATACAATACATAAAATTGCTAATAGTCCAGATTTTAATGATGATAAATTTATGGCTCAATCTGGTGTAGCTATGAAGTTTAAATTAACTGGTATGGAAAATATGGCAAGTAATATTGAAGCTAATATGACAAAGGCAATACAGAAACGTATTGAATTAATATGCGAAGTGTTATCTATGACAGGTGAAAGCATTTGGAGAGATATTAATATTATATTTACACGTAATTTACCATCTAATGATGTTGAGGTTGCTAATATGATTAATACTTTGCGTGGATTAGTTAGTGATGAAACACTTATTTCACTACTTCCTTTTATTAATGATGCTAAAGAGGAAATGGATAAAGTAAATTTACAAAAGGCTGAAAATATGGCTATGTATGGCTTTAATACAGCTAATACAGATAGCAATATAGACACTACAAAAGCAGGTGAATAATATGTCTAACTATTGGGAAAAGCGTGTTATAAAGCAACAGGATTTGTTATATAATAGGACTTTAGTACAGACACAAAATGACTTAGCAAAAGCATATAAGCAAAGTATAAATGCTATTGAAAAAGATATGAGTGATTTATATGACAAGTTGCTTAAAGATAGTATTGATGGTGTTATACAACCAAATGACTTATATAAATTTAATCGTTATTATGAGTTACAAGGTAATATTAATAAAAATCTTAAAGAATTAGGACAGACTGAAATTAAAATTAATAATAGTAACTTCATTGATATGTATAATGTAACAGATAAATATATATCAAAAGAGTTATCTAATAAATTAATTAAGAATAGTTTTACTATGTTTAATGAGAATAGAGTTAATGAAGTTATCAATAGTATTTGGTGTAATGATGGTAAGGCTTGGAGTAAGAGAATATGGGATAATAAAACATTATTACAAGATAGACTTAATAAAGGCTTTACTGATTGTATTGTTAGAGGTGTACCAAAAGATGAATTAGTAAAGCAATTACAAGCAGATATGGGTGTTGGATTTAATCAAGCTGATAGGATTGTAAGGACAGAATTAACACATATTCAAAATAAAGCTTGTGGTGATAGTTACCAAAAGGCAGGTATTAAACAATATAAGTTTGTATCAGCACACGATAGCAGAACAAGTGATATCTGTAGTGATTTAGATGGACAAATATTTGATTTTGCAGAAAAAAATGTAGGTGTGAATTTTCCACCTTGTCACCCTTTTGCAGAAGCACTATTGTAGCAGTAATTGATTAAATAGCACAGTTTAATTTAATAACAATAGTGCATTAAAAGTGGCTCTCTCCAATTGGAGAAACCCACTTTATTATGTGTAAAAAAGTAATTTAATAGGGTAGTCCACAACGGACTAAACTATACAACAATAATAGGGTTGTGCGTTACATAATGTCACGTTCAAAACTAAATTAAAAGGAGATTTTATTATGGAAAATATGAATACAAATGTAAATGCAAATGTTGAAACAGGTACAGAAACTGGAACTGAAACAACAAAAACTTATACTCAAGAAGAAGTAAATCAGATGTTACAAGCTGAAGCTGATAAAAGAGTTACAGAGGCACTTAAAAAAGCTGAACAGAAGAAAATTAAAGCAGTTGAAGAAGCTAAAAAATTAGGACAGATGAACGAGCAACAAAAATATGAATATCAATTGCAACAAAAGGAAAAAGAGTTAAACGATAGACTAACACAAATTTCATTAATGGAAAACAAGAATGAAGCAAGTAAAATTCTTTCTGAAAAAGGTTTATCTTTATCACTTGTGGATTTTGTAGTAGCTGAAGATGCTGAAACTATGATGGCTAATATTACACTACTTGATAATGAGTTTAAGAAGTGTGTTAAAGCAGAGGTTGAAAAGAGATTATCTTCATCTACACCTAAAAAGAATTTACCTTTAGATGGAGCATTAACTAAAGAAAGTTTTAATAAAATGTCACTTGCACAGCAGACAGAACTTTTTAAAAATAATCCAGATTTATATAAATCACTTACTAAATAGTAGGTGATTTTTTATTGTCCTAAATATGACATTAAACTGTTTGGTAGAAGTAAAAACAAATTATAGTCACACAAGACGTTAAAATGAGAATGGAGATTTATTATGGCACAAGCAGGAACACATGAAATTTATGAAAATGTAGTTATGGAAAATAGAATTGAAAGCAATATCAATACAAAACTTGACACACAAAATTATTGTATGGTAGATAATTCACTTGAAGGTACAGCAGGAATGAAGAAAACTGTTGTAACTCGTAAAGCTACTGGTGCAAATGCTGAGGCACTTGAAATGGGTGTTGGTAATACAACATCTGGAATTAAAGTAACAAAAACATCTAATGATTATACTGTTATGAGAGTGCAAGATTATTTTGATTATTATGATGAAGAAGCTATGGCTGACCCTAAAGTAGTTGAAGTAGGTGTAGATGGACTTGGTAATTCTATTCCAAACTGGATTAGAGTAAAAACATTTGAAGAATGGAGAAAAACAGAAAATACAGTAGATTTCACAGGTGCTTGTCCTACATTTGATGATTTTGTTGATGCACAAATGCTTATTAAAGGTGAAGATTTGAGAGAAACTGAAATTTTTGCTATTTGTAATAAAAATATGAAGGGTGCATTAAAGAAATCTCTTAAAGATGACCTCAAATATGTTGAGGGTTATGTAAAGACGGGATATTTTGGCACAGTTGCAGGTATTCCAATAATAGTATCTGACCTTGTAGGAGATGGAGAAGTTATTTTAGGTACTAAAGAAGCTTGTACACTCTTTATTAAAAAGGGTACAGAAATTGAAAATGTGAGAGATGCAGACACAGTACATAATACAATTTATGCAAGAAAATATGCACTTGTAGCACTTACAGATGAAAATTGCGTTGTTAAAATGACAAAATCCGTATAGTAAAAACATAAGCTAAATATATAAGGGTGTAGATAATAATCTATGCCCTTTACTTTTAGCAAGGAGGTAACAAATGGAAATATTAGATAAAATCAAATTACTTCTACCAAATGCTAATGATGATATTTTATCCTTGCTAATTGATTTAGCAAAGGATTTTAGCATTAATTATTGTAATTTATCAGAGTACAACACAGCACTTGATAACATTATCGTTAAAATGGTGTTAGAGGATTTTAATAAACTTGGTAGTGAGGGCGTTTCTTCAAAGTCATTTAGTGGTGTATCAGAAAGTTATAATACAGATTATTCATTAGAGATTTATAAACTTTTAAATAAACATAGACGTTTGAAAACATTGTAGGTGATTGATATGTTTAATTCAAAGACTAAAAATTACAATATTTACACTTATGAAATAACAACAAATGAATATAATGAAGAAATTAAAAGTCCTGTATTGTTTAAAACTATACCTATGTTTATAAGTCTTTTAAATCATGCAGATTTGGCTACAAATGATGTTAATATACTTAACAGTACATATATGGCTATAACTACTGACGATACATTACAGCGTGGTATGATAATTGATAATAAGTATGAAATAACCTATGTACTAGATAATGGTAGGGATATTTATTTAACCTTAACAGAGGTGCAAAATGGATAATGATGTAATTAAAAATCTATCTGAATTTATGGATAATACTTTACCAGACTTATTATCACAACGTATGGAAATAGCTTGTATTATGGTTGAGGGAAGAGCAAAAGAGAATTGCCCAGTAGATGATGGACAGTTAAGGCAATCAATACAGCATGATGTGGAACAGGATAAAGACGGTGTAAAGGGTTTTATTGGAACTAATGTTGAGTATGGTGCATATATACACGAAGGTACAGGTATATTTGCAAGTAAAGGTGATGGTAGACAGACACCTTGGAAATATCAATCAGCAGATGGGCAATGG